ACCAAACACACGCTTGGACGTAAATCGCGTCGTCGGGCGTAAGTCTAGCGAAGCTGGGAGGATAGGCGTGATGAGCGAGCATGCGGAGGCGCGGTATCGGTATCAGGCGTATCGTCGGGCGGCGATGCAGTTGAGGACGGCCGCGGTGCGGGTGTCCGAGACGGCGACGGTGTGGCCGACTGTCGGGGGAGCGTTTGTAGAGGCGTCGATTTGGATACCAGACGCAGTCCTTGATGCGGCTTCCGTGCCGGACGACGAGGGGCCGGGCCTCTACTTTGGCTGCGGCAGGCACAAGGCCTGGGCTGATGCGCCGCCTCAATGCCCGTTTTGCGCAGCGCGCGAGGCGCTCTATCAGAACCAGAATCAGAATCAGGAGCAGACCCATGGGACGAGGTAGACATCCGACGCCAGCGGGTCTCCGCGAACTGCGCGGCGCGCGGACGCGGCCGCATCATCACGACACGGTGCCGGACGCCGACAAGCCGGACACGTTGCCTCCGGTTGAGTCGGACGTACCCGCGCCTGCGGATTTGCAGCCGATCGAGCGGAAGTTCTGGGACCGCATCGCGCCAATCCTCGCGAGCGCCAAAATGTTGACACCTGCGGATACACTGACGCTTGTCGACTATTGCCGCGCCTGCTATTGGACGGAGGCGACGACGCGCCGGCTGCATGCGGCGTGGCGGCAGAAGGACTACGACGTCCATCTCATCAAGATGCTGGACGCGCAGGCGCGGGGTTGGGTGGAGAAGAAGACGTCATTAGCCGGCGAGCTCGGGCTGACGGCGATTGCCCGGACGAAGACGGCATGGACGGGTCACAGCCAGCTCCCCGATCCGCGGACCAGGCCGACGTCGAAGATTGCCGAGCTGCAGGCCCGCGCCCGGTCGCTCCGTCAGCCGATTGCTGTCGCGAAGCCCGACATCGGCGCATGACCCGCCACGGCTCATGACCCACCGCGTCGACCTCTATGCCCGGCAGGTCGTCGACCGCGAGATCGTCGCCGGTCCGCTCGTGCGGCTCGCCTGCCAGCGCCATCTCAACGATCGGACGATGGAGGCGCAGAAAAGCGGGCATCCGAAGGGCTTCCGGTTCAACGCGAAGAAGGCGGATCTCATCATCGAGTTCTTCGAGCAGACGCTCCGCTTGCCGGACACGCTCGACGAGATCACGGGTGAACCGATCCGCTTCCTCCTGACGCCAGCGAATACGTTCATTGTCGGGTCGATCTTCGGGTGGATGCTCGAGACTGGGTATCGGCGATTCCGCGACGTCTACATCGAAGAAGGGAAAGGCAACGCGAAGACGCCGCTCGCGGCCGGCATCGGCCTGTATGCGATGCTGCTCGACGGCGAACAAGCCGCTGAGGTCTACTCGGTCGCGACGGGCATGGACCAGGCGCGGATCTGCTGGCGGGACGCTGACCGCATGGTTGAGGTCTCGCCCGACCTCTGCGAACTCATCTATCGCGGCAAGGATAATCTCGCCTACGCGCCGACCTATTCATGGTTTCGACCGCTGACGAAAGAGAAGCGCGGCAAGTCGGGCCCGCGGCCGCACGTCGTCATCTTCGACGAGGAGCACGAATACGCCGATGCCGTCGTCGTCAACAAGATGCGCGCTGGCATGAAGCGCCGGAAGCAGCCACTTTCGTTCAGCATTACGAACAGCGGGTTCGACCGGACGACGATTTGCTGGCAACACCACGAGCATTCCGAGAAGATGCTGACCGGCGTTGTCCACGATGAGCAGCTCTTCGCCTACGTCTGCGCGCTCGACGAGGGCGACGATCCGTTTACGGACACGACCTGTCATCCGAAGGCGAACCCCAATCTCGGCGCGGTCATCATGCAGGATTATCTCGACCGGCAGGTGGCGAACGCGCAGCATATCCCGAGCGAGCGCAGCACGGTCCTGCGTCTGAATTTCTGCGTCTGGACGCAGTCGCGGACGCCGGGGATCGACATGCGCGCGTGGCAGGCGTGCCGGCCGTCGCCGACCGACGCCGAACTCTCGGCCGCGCCGCTGAAGCTCGGCGGCCTTGACCTCGGCCAGACGGACGACATCAGCGCGTTCGTCAAGCTCTACTTCCTGGTCGATGGCCGCGTCGGCGTCCGCGCGCGCTTCTGGTTGCCTGATATCGCGCTCGAGAAGTATCCGGATCGGTCCTATGCCCATTGGCGTCGGCTCGGTCTGCTCGATGTCACGGAAGGGCCAACGACGGATTACGACGAGATCGAGGAGACGGTGAAACGCGATTGTCTGGAGGAGGGCATCAAGTCGGTCGGGTATGACAAACGGTTCGCGGAGCAGATGGCGCAGCACCTCATCGGCGCCGGCGTTGACATGGTCGACCAGCCGCAGGGCTTCCAGTTGAACGAGGCGATCAAGCGCAAGGGCGCGCTCATTGCGAACGGCGCGCTCTGTCACGGCGGCAACGAGATCCTGACGTGGATGGCGAGCAACTATATTCTGCGGCATGGGCTGCGCGGCGAAGTGCGGCCGGACAAGGAACGGGCCGCGGAGAAGATTGACGGACAAGTGGCGCTCGACATGGGACTGGCGTTGTGGGTCCGGCAACCGGTCACGATTGAACCGAAATATCAACTCCTGGTTATTGGGGCTGGAGGGGCATCATGAACGACGACGATCCAAGAACGGCGCGCTTGCGGCGAGGCGGCAGACCAAGTCTCTCGCCAGGCGTCCCGTCCGTGTCGGCGCTGACGCGGCTCTCCGCGCCGACACATCGCCGGTTAGAAGCGCTCGCAACCGAACGGGGCGAATCAGTCTCGTCCGTCCTTCGCTCGATTGTCATCCTGCACCTGAAGCCGAATGGGGTTTTGTAATAAATACTCAGGTGTCATCTGACCAGGCGTAAGATGCCATCTCACGATGGCAGATCCAAAACTGCGCCGCGCATACTCCATCATCAAAATCAAATCAGTCGACGCCGAGCAGCGCATCCTGACCGGCATCGCGACAACGCCATCAACCGACTCCTACGGTGACGTCGTCGAATCCGACGGCGCCGAATACACGCTCCCCATCCCGCTCCTCTGGCAACACGACTCACGCTCGCCGATCGGCAACGTCATCGCCGCGAAGACGACCAAGGACGGCATCGAGATCAAGGCGCAGATCGCCAAGGTCGCCGAGCCGGGGATGCTGAAGGACCGCCTCGACATGGCGTGGCAGAGCATGCGCGAAGGGCTCGTCACCGGCCTGTCGATCGGCTTCCGGTCGCTCGAGGAGACCTACGACAAGGTGACTGGCGGCTTCAGGTTCATCCGCTGGGCGTGGGTCGAATTGTCCGCCGTGACGATCCCTGCGAACGCCGACTGCACCATCCAGATGATTCGTTCACTCGACGTCGGCCCAGCCGCGCCCGGCCGCCCGCGCGTCGTTCGTCAAACGTCCGGCGCCTCGGACCGTCCCAAACCAACCATGAAGAAAACTTTTACGGAACAGATCAAGACCTGGGAAGCCGAGCGCCAGGCGAAGGCCGCTCGGATGGACGAGTTGCTCGCCAAGTCGAGCGACGAGGGCGTCACACTCGCGGCTGAGGAGCAGGACGAGCACGACCAGCTCGAGGGCGAGGTCAAGGAGATCGATAAGCAGCTCGTGCGGCTCCGCGCGGCGGAAGAGCGTGCGAAGCAGACGGCGCGGCCGATCGACGGCACGACGCCGGAAGCGGCGGCCGACACGCGCGCCGCGCGACCCGTGCAGCCGTTGCACGTCTCGGTTGCGTCGCGGCAACTCGAGCCAGGTGTGATGTTCGCCAGATACTCGATGTGTGTGGGCATGGCCCGCGGCAACGAGTTCGAGGCGCGCGAGATCGCCAAGCGCAATTACGGCGACGCTGCGCCAGAGTTGATCAAGATGATCGACTACCAGATGATGGACCCGATCCAGCGGCAGGCGCTCCAGCAGCGCGCCGCGGTCGGCGGCGCCGCGACGACCGTCAGCGGGTGGGCGTCGGAACTCGTCCCGTACAACATCATGGACGACTTCATCAACTTCCTGCGGCCGCAGACGATCCTCGGGAAGTTTGGGACCAACGTCGCCGGCGTTCAGATCCCGTCGCTTCGGAAGGTGCCGTTCAACACGCGCGTGACGGGCTTCTCGGCCGGGCTCACCGCGAGCTGGGTTGGGGAAGGCTTGCCGGCGCTGCTGAGCAAGGCGACCAGCTTCACGACCGCCCTCACCTGGTCGAAGCTCGCGGCGCTCGCGGTCCTGACGAAGGAGGAGATCCGGTTCTCGAATCCGAACGCTGAGCTCAAGGTGCGCGACGACATCGCGGCCGCGCTCATAGCGAAGATGGACAAGGACCTCATCGACCCGTCGAAGAACGCGGTCGCCAACGTCTCGCCGGCGTCGATCACGAACCAGACGACGCCTATTCTGACGACCGGCACGACGTCGACGCAGTTACGCACGGACCTGACGACGCTGCTCGCGACGTTCACGACGCTGAACTTCTCGGTCGATGACATGGTGCTGATCATGTCCACGATCGATGCGCTGAACATCTCGCTGATGGTCAGCTCGCTCGGCGTGCCGCTGTTCCCCGGCCTGACGATGGCGGGCGGGCTCCTCGTGGGCATCCCGGTCATCACGACGACGGCGATGGTCAACATCGGGTCGCCGATCTCGAACATCATCGTTGCGGTCAAGGCTGGCGACATCTACCTGGCCGACGACGGCGTGGTTACGGTGGATGCGAGCGATCAGGCGTCGGTGGAAATGGTAGACGCGTCCTCGCAGAGCGGCGTGACCGGCACGGGCGCAAGTTTGGTCAGCTTCTGGCAGTCGGGGCTGGTCGGCCTGAAGGCGACGCGCGAGGTCAACTGGAAGCTCCGCCGCACCGGCGCGGCGCGCTACATCTACAACTCGGCCTACAAGGCGTAAGCCGACCGAGTCGCGACGGGCGTCTGACCGCGTCTGGTTGGGCGCCCGATCGTCCGTTCGGGCCCTGCGTCAAGGGAGCGTTCATCGTGCCGTACGACAACTACACGCCTCGGACCGTTCGCGCCGTCAAGGAATGCCCGCAAGGGCAGAAGCCGGGCGACGTCTTTTCCGTTACCCAGGACGTCGCCGACGTGCTCACGCATCCGGACGTCGCCTGCGTCGAGTACGCGGACGAGCCGGTCGCCGCCGTGACTCCGCGCCACAAGCCTGAACCGGGCCGCCATCTGCGCCGCGATCAGCGAGCCGAAGAGTGACGCTCCGCGACCGTCTCCGCGCGTTCGCCGGCCGTCCCGTGACGAAGGCGGTCGGCGACGACTACATCACGCATCTCCCATCGGCCGGCTGGTGGCCAGTCATCCGCGAGAGCTTCGCCGGCGCGTGGCAGCGCTCGATCGCGATGCCGCTTGAGGACTGCGCCGCGCACCCGACGTTCTGGGCGTGCGTGACGCTGATCGCCGGCGACGTTGCGAAGTGCTGTCCGTGCCTGATGCAGGAGTCGGTCGATGGCATCGATGTCGAGGTCGACGTACCGGTCTACTCGTCGGTGCTGCGGCGGCCGAACCACTATCAGAACCGCATCCAGTTCATCATGTATTGGATCATGTCGAAGCTCCTGCGCGGGAACGCCTACGCGCTGAAGGCGCGCGACAACAGGAACGCCGTCTCCGACCTCTACATGCTCGACCCGATGCGCGTCCGCCCGATGGTGACGCCGAGCGGTGACGTTTACTATTCATTGCAGCAGGACGTGCTGGCCGGCGTTCAGGTTGAGTCGCTGCTCGTGCCGGCGAGCGAGATCATCCACGACCCGATGTACACGCTCTACCACCCGCTGTCCGGCCTCTCGCCGACCTACGCGTGCGCGGCGACGACGTCGCAAGGCCTGACGATCATTCACAACGCGACGCGCCTCTTCAAGCGCGGTTCGCAGATCGGCGGCCTGATCGTCGCGCCGGGCATGATCAGCGAGCAGTCGGCGAAGCGGCTGGAGAAGCACTGGCAGGAGAATTACGCCGGTGAGGAGAACGTCGGGAAGGTTGCCGTGCTGGGCGACGGCCTAAAGTTCGAGACGCCGAAGATTATGTCGAACGTGGACGCGCAGCTCATCGAGCAGCTCCGCTGGGACGACGAGAAGATCTGCTCGGCGTTCCATGTGCCGCCGTTCAAGGTCGGCGTTGGGCCGCTCCCCAGCTACAACAACGTCGAGGCGCTCGATCTTATCTACTACAGCTCATGTCTCCAGCTGCTCATCGAATCGCTCGAGCTCTGCCTCACGGAAGGGCTTGAGCTGAAGAGCGGCTACGAGGTCGAGCTCGACATCTCGGCGCTTGACCGGATGGACTCCGTCCAGCGGATGGAGGTCGCCGTGAAGGGCGTCACGGGCGGCATCCTGAAGCCGGACGAGGGTCGGAATCGGTTCAACCTGGCGAAGGTCCCCGGCGGCGATCAGGTTTACATGCAGAAGCAGAACTGGCCGCTCACGAAGCTCGGCACGGATTCTGCGCCGCCCGCGCCGCCGGTACCGCCCGGAGATGGTCCGAAGCCGATGCCGCCTGGTATGCCGCCGGCGAAGGGTCTCGATCGCGAGGGCATCCGCGCCATGGCCCTCTCGCGCGTTAAGGAGGCAGCGTGACCGAGCAGGAAGAAGTCATCGCCGACGTCATCGCTTCCTGCGTGAACGTGGCCACGGCTACCGTGCGAGCCCGCCTGACGGCTCTAGAGGCGCGGGCCGCAGTGCCTGGACCGCAGGGGCTTCCAGGTCCGGCGGGCACGCCTGGCGCCGACGGGAAGGACGGCTCCGCCGGTCGAGACGGCGTCTTGAGCCTCGCGTCCATCGAGGCGCACGTCGGCTCGAGGATCGACGGACTCGAGACACTCTGGGCGACGCTCGGGGTTCTGGATGAGCGCGTCAACTGGCTCGAGACGAGCGTCCAGGCGATGGAAGTCCAGCGCGCCGGGACGCAGCTCGACCCGGCGGAGATCGCGGCAACGTGCGAGGGGCTGCTGCGGACCGCGCTGGCGCAGACGCGACGCCCGGCCGGCCGTCGCCAGCGAGGGCTGCATGTCTGAGCCATCGAAGATCCAGAGTGGTGAATAAGCGACCGTCACTCGCGGATCTTTCCGCGAAAATTGACAAACTGATCAAACAAGGGGCACACATGGCAGACACTCTCAATCAGAAGATCGACAAGCTGACGACCGACGTGGCGACGCTCACGACGGCAGTCGCGTCCGTGAAGACGGACGTCGACGCGGTCGGCCTCAATGTGGCGGCGATCGGGCCGTCCGTTGCGGCGGCGAAGACGGACCTCGACGGTCTTTCGGCACAGATCGCGGCGCTCAAGGCGGGGAACATCACCGATCCGGCGACGCTCGCCAAACTCGACGCGCTTGATGCGTCGGTCACGTCGCTCGGGACCGGACTTGGTGCCATTGACACGGCGGCGCAGGCGGCGAGCGCATCGGCGACGTCCGCGAAGTCGACGCTCGATGCGGCCGTCGTCGCCAACACTCCGCCAGCATAGTCATGAAGACAGGGCGCGCGTGGGTCTTCGCGTTGCTGACGTGGCTGCTGCTCCCTGCAGCCGCGTCGGCCGCGCCGCGTCTCTCTCAGGGGCCGCTGCCGAACACGGTGACGCTCGCGTGGGACGCCAACCCGCAGGCCGATGGTGTCACCGGCTACCGCGTGTGGTACGGCACGGCGTCGGGCGAGGAGTTGACCGTCGTGGATGCCGGGAACGTGCTCACCTGGACGTCGGCATCTCTCACGCCTGCGACGTACTACTTTGTCGTCACCGCCTACAGTCCAACGGTGGAGAGCGGGCCGAGCGCTGAGGTGTCGACGCCAGTGCCGCAGGTGACCGATCCGTGCGCTTGCCCTCTTGGCTCAGCTTGCGTAAGCATCTTTATTACGAAGATCGAGAACACGACGGGGAGCGTCGGTTCGCAAGCGCGGCTCAATTTCCAACTCGGCTCCCCGGCGCCGATCACATCGCTGACCGTCTCGGTGAACGGCGTTACGGCCGATCAACCGGTGGTGGGTGCGAACCTGACGAAGACGGGCGGCATCTGGTTCACGACGCCATCGCCGGCGGGCACATATCCCGTGACGCTCCTGGCGGCGAACTCATCGGGCTGCTCGACGCTGGCGACGAAGGATGCACTTGGAAACCTGCTGACGGTGACGGTGAAATGATGCCATGAAGACGCTCGAAGTTGTGCCGTTTGTGACCGTGCCGGTCGGCTGGATGCCGTGCATCGCGTGTAGCGACTTCAAGAAGCAGCCCGGTAAGATGTGGCTCGGTTATAGCCGCACCGGAGAAGACCTTGTGATCGACTGTCCAGCGTGCAAGGGCACGGGACAGGTTGAGCGATTCAAGCACATCGATATCCGCACCGGGCAGGAGATCGACTACGAGCGGCCAGGGCAGCGGTTTGTCAAGACTGGCGCCATGAAGCCCGTGACGGCGTCCGACGTTGTGGCGCCGTCGCGGATCATCATCACCGGATGACGCAGTCATTGTTATCGAAACGGTTCGTTCACCTCGTAAAGGAGTCTACACATGGCGCGTGAGTATAGTGTTTCCGGAGACAACATCACCGTGGTGGCCGCGCCGCAACTCGTCCACCTCAACCCGTCCGCGGGCGGCGCGGGCATCCCTGGCTTTGAGGTCCTGCGCTGCTGGGCCTCGCAGCGTGCGAACGCTACCTCAGCCCAGCAGGGCATCCGCCTTGGGACGAAGATCACGGTCTTTCCGACGCTCGTCACGGTCACGCCGGCGAAGACGAAGCTCGGCGACCCGACCGCGAACTTGGTGGGCGGCACGACGGGCGCGGCGGGGCAGGCCGGTATCAACAGCTCGGCGAACGGCGCCGGCACGGAGATCGGCGTCTACCCAGACAACTTCAACGTCCTCAACGGCTGGCTGTGGGTCGCCACGCCGCCTGAGACGATGATCTTCATGCCGGGCGGCACGTCGTCGTTCTTCGAGCAGTTCTCCTCGACGCCAGGCACGCTCACGGGCTGGTCGTTCGGCGTTCTGTATCGGGAAATCGGCTAAGCCGCGGCTCATGGGTCTGGATGGTGCTGGGCCGCGTGGCCCGGCACCGGACGGATATCGTGGGAATACCCGTGTGACGAACGTGCCGATCCGTCGCTGTCTGCGCTGTCAGACCGTGAAGCCGCTCTGCGACTTCCGCCTCTACTGCGGGCGTTATCTGCGCTCGTGTCAGGCGTGCGAAACGCGTGCGTCCGAGACGTGGCCGCTCGTCGCGCCTCGCCTCGCGTTCACCTGTCCCCATTGCGCGGCGCACGCGGGCTCGTGTTGCGTCTGTGGGGGCACGGGGCGCGTGGATGGGGCGACCCAGCTGCGCGCGATGCGGGCGATCTGGGCGCGTCCGGGCTGCGCGTGTGCGACCTGTCAGCGCGTCGGCCCATCGCCGACGTCCCTTCAGCCTCGTCGTGACCTTTCGAGGTGTGCGTAAGTATGGCCGTGCATTTCTACGTCGTGCCGAAGACGACGAATGACATCGGGGCGATCGCGCCGAAATACATTACTGCGCTCGGCGTGTCCTGGCAGGCGATGGATTACGGACTCGAAAACGCCTATCTGGTCGGCGCAGACGTAGACGCCGGGCAGCATACCGCGCTGTCAGCCGAAACGGACGTCATCGCGATCCCGCTCGCGCTCGACAATACCATCGCGCCGTCCGCGCTCTCGACGGTGCAGTCCACACTGGAAGGCATGGACATTCCGGCGAATTGGGTGACGACGGCTAACACGTATCGTGACGTGGTGCGGATTACGGCCAAGGTCTTCGCGTTCATGCAGCGGTTCCATGCGCGCGAACGGAAGGTCTTTTTTGATGTCGGCCTGACGTTGGATACCCAATGGAACCAACTCACGCAGGCACAGAAAACCGCCTTGCAGGATGTGGCGGCGTCGTTCGATCCCCCGCTAGACACCTCGACGATCACGAGCACCTCGACACTGCGGACCATCCTTCGCACCGTCGTCCAACAGTTGCCGACGAACACATTGATGGGCGAATCCTTTTAAATGGTCAACGACCACTTCAATGTGAACGGTGCCTCGCTCGGGGCGAATTGGACCGATGTGGTCTCCGGTCTCTTCGTCTCCGGCAATGTGGCCGTGATGCCCAACGATGGCGCCGGTAGTAGGAGTGCGTTTTACAGCGCGGTCAGTTTTACCGACACCCAAACCTGCGGCGTCACGTTTGTGACCGTACAGAATTCCTCGTTTGGCTGGGGCGGCCCTGCCGTGCGGTTTTCCAATGCGAGCGGTCTGAACGGGTATCACATCTTGTCGTATCCGGCCAGCGCCACGATTCGTCTATGGAAGTGGGTTGCTGGCACACAAACCGAGATAGCATCCTTCAGCGGAACGGCCGTGGATGGCGACATCTTTGAGTTGCAGGTGTCAGGGACCACGTTCAAGTTATTCCGCAATGGCACGCAAGTTGGGACCGACCAGACCGATAGCGGCGTGTCGTCTGGCTCCGGCGGGATCTTTCTGAATGTCGGCGGCGGCGGAACCTCTCCGCAACTGGACGACTGGTATGCCACAGGGGACATCGCCGGCGCGGCGGCGCAGGTGCCCTATCAGCCCGCGTATCTGCTCGCACCGGCGGGGGCCTACTAGATGAGTCTCTGGTCACCGCCGCCGCCCCCGCAGGTCATCGGTTCTAGCGGCACGCCGCCGACGCCGCACGATCCGATCCCGGCGCAGGGGACGAGCGTGCCGCCGCGCCGCGCGGCCGCGCTCGCCGTCACGATGATGGTCGTGCTGGCCTCGTGGCCGGCCGATCTTGAGCCGCGCCTCCAGCGGCCGAACGATCAACGACAGAAGATCGCGCCGCTGACCCTCAAGTATGGGTCGCAGCCGCCGCCGACGGCGTTCTACTCCGCGACGGAGATGGGCCAGATCGTCGCATCCTGGCCGCCGACGGACGTCGGTCCTATCCTTCCGCGCCCGAACGATCGACAGCAACAGATTGCTCCGCTGACGCTGCCGACTGGACAGCAGCCGATCCCGAGCGCCTTCCTCAGCGCGACGGAACTAAATCAGCTCGTTTCCTCGTGGCAATCGAGCAACGATGCGCAGTCGGCGCCGAAGAGTGCGGCCTGGAACGTCCCGCCGCTCATTACGTCCGTCCCATTCCGGCGAGATCCGCTCTACACGGTCACGCCCGATCCGCTGCCGGTCCAGCGGTTCTTGAGTGTCGTCCCGAACTTCCTGGCGGTCAGTCAGCCCCAACCGCAATCGCCGCTGTCGGTCACCGAACTCGCGCAGATTGTCTCCGCGTGGCCAGCGGACAGCGGACCACTGTTGCCTTGGCCGATCAACGCACCGGTCAAGGTCGCTCCGCTCACGTTGCCGACGGGCATACAGCCAACGCCGCAAGGGCCGCTCTCCGTCACGGAGATGGTGCAATTCGTCTCGGTCTGGGCCGTCACGTGGGACGCGCAAGCCGCGTCGAAGAGCGCCGCGTGGAACGTGCCCCCGATCCCGCCGTCGGTGCCGTCGCCGCCGTTCCCAGCGCACGTCTATGCGGCTTCGGCGCTCCCTGACCCTCAGCCGGTTCAGCGTCTCAGGAGCATCGTTCCGACGCGGCCGACGGCGAGCCAACCGACGCCCCAGCCGCCGCTGTCCGTCGTCGAGATTACGCAGATCGTCGCGACGTGGACGGTCACCTGGGATGCGCAGACCGGTCCGAAAAACGCGTCCTGGAACGTCCCGTCGATCCCGCTGGCCGTGCGTGCGCTGCCGTTGCCGGCGCATGTTTACGCTGCCTCGCAGCCGCCGGATCTGCCGCCGGTCCAACGACTCCAGAGCATTGTCCCGATGCTCGCGTCGGTCATCCCGCCGTCGCCGCACGGCTCGGCGGCGATCGGCAACGCGATTATTGCGACGCTCGCCGCCGATGCGACGCTCTCGGCGCTCTGTCCAGGCGGCGTCTGGCTGGACTGGGCGCCCCCAAATGTGAAGCGGTTCGTAATCGTCCATCTCGCGACGGAGCAGGACGTCACGGCCTTCGGCGCGCGCGCATACGAGGACGGCGTCTATCTCATCGAGGCGCTGATCCTCTTCGATCCGAAGTCGGCGCAGGTCGGCAGCGACATCGCATCCGCCGCGGCGCGGATCGACGTGCTGCTCGACGGGCAGACGCTCGTTGTCGCCGGCTACACATGGATGACGATGCAGCGCGAAGAGCGGACGCGATTGGTTTCGCTGGACGAGGTCGATCCGTCGCTCCGGTGGCTCCGGCGCGGCGGGCTTTACCGCGTGCAGGTCTCCGTCCTCTGAGGGGAAGTAGCAGATGTTGAAGTCTGATCTCGTCGCGGTTATCAACGGCATCGCGCCGGTCATCCGCGACTACCTCGAGTCGCTGGAGCAGGCGATCGACGACCGCCTGGCGGCGCTGGAGACCGCAGACCTACTGGCTGGCCCGGCCGGGCCGCAGGGCATTGCCGGGAAGGATGGAGCCGACGGCGCTCCCGGTCGCGACGGGACGCTTGACGGCGCCCGGCTCGAGCAGGTCGACGAGCGGACGTATCGGCTCGTCCGTCCTGACGGGTCGGTCATCGACGGCGCGGTCAAGTTCGCGAGCGCGCCGCTCTACCGCGGCGTCTACGACCCGACCACCACGTACGCGAAGGGCGACGTCGTTACGCATGCCGGCGGGATGTGGTATGCGAGGGACGCGACGAACGAGCGGCCTGGCGAGGGCGCGACCAAGTGGACGCTCGCCGTGAAGGCCGGCCGCGACGGGCGCGAGGGCAAGCCGGGCCCGCAGGGCGTCCCAGGCATGCAGGGCAAGACCGGCACGCCGGGAAGGAACTTCTCATCGTGATGACGTTCGCGTGCATCGGCGGCGGCCCGAGCCTGACGCAGGCCGATGTCGACCTGCTTCGCGGCCGTTGCTCGGTTATCGCCATCAATGACGCGTATCGTCTCGCGCCGTGGGCCGACGTGCTCTACGCGGCTGACTACAAGTGGTGGGAGTATCACCGAGGCGCGCCGGACTTCACCGGCCTGAAGTGCTCGATTGAGTCATCGATCGACGTCTATTGGCCGGGCGTGACGGTGCTCCGCAATACCGGCCCGGACGGATTGGAGACCGATCCGACCGGTCTGCGCGCTGGGAAGAACGGCGGCTATCAGGCGATCAACCTGGCCGTGCATCTCGGCGCAACGCGCATCCTGCTTCTCGGCTACGACATGAGCCTCAGCGCCGACGGGCGATCGCATTGGTTCGGCGAGCACCCGCCGACGGTCCGCGACTATTCGCCCTATGCCGAGATGCGCGATCTGTTCGAGACGCTCCGGCAGCCGCTCGCGCTCGCCGGCGTCGAGGTGTGGAACTGCTCCCGACGGACGGCGCTGACAGCGTTCCCAGTCGTCGAGCTCGAGCACGCGCTGGACTCGCTCGCGCCCGGCGCTCCAGTGGAGGTCTCATGACGACGTTCTCCGTCGGCACGGCCATCCAACTGCCGCCCCGCGTCTTTGGCGTTGACTACCAGTTCCTCTCCTGTGGAGACGTCTTCACAAAGGGTCTCGAGAACGCCGCGATGGATTTCGACATCGCGTACAGGCATGCGGCGTGGGACGCTGAGGATCTCGACCTGCGCATCAGCGCCTTTCGGCCGGACCTGCTCCTCGTCGTGCATGGCCGTCGGTTCACGCAGCGCTTCTGCGCCGGCATGGGTTGCCGGTCCGCCGTCTGGCTACTTGATGAGCCGTACGAGGTCGACGACACGGCGACGTTCTCGCGCCATTTCGATCACGTCTTCGTGAACGACAAGGCGACACTCGGCCGCCACCCGCGCGCGTCGTATCTGCCGGTCTGCTACGACCCGTATGTCCACGTCTCGGCCGACGGTCCGAAGGTACACGCAGTCGGCTTCGTCGGCGGAGCGAATCCGCGACGCGAACGCGTGCTCGGCGCGCTCGCCCAGGCGAAGCTCTTGAGTTACGTCGTCGGCGGCTACTGGAGCGATCCGGCCATCAATGCCGTGACGCTCTCGGACAACGTCCCGCCGGCCGTGACGGCGAAACTCTACGCATCGACGCGGATCGTCGTGAATGTCTTCCGTGAGCAGCACCATTACAACGCCGCCGGCGTTCAGGCGACCGCGATGAACCCGCGTATCTACGAGGCGCTGGCCTGCGGCGCGCTCGTGGTTAGCGAGTGGCGCGAGGAGATCGCTAGAAGGATTCCGAGCCTGCCGATGTTCCGCTCTGACGCTGAGTGCGTCGAAATCGTGCGCGCGCTGCTCGCCGAGCCAGACGCCGCAGAGCTGGTCCGCGCTCGCTGCGCCGACCAACTCAAGGGCGACACGTATGCGCAGCGTCTCTCGACCGTCTTGAAGACGATGGCCGTAGAGGTGGCGACGTGATGCTGCGTTATTTTTGGGTTTCAATATGCGCGTCGATGATGCGACGGACGAATTCAGCGATAGAAATGCCGAGTCGTTTCGCTTCGCGTTTGATAAAAACTCTCTGTGGATCGGTAAACGAGATCATCTGCTTAATCATCGGCATGAATTGTTTTTTTGAGATTCATTCCGCAAAACGGGCAGTAAATAATCGGCGACCAGTCCGCACCGCCATAAGCGGCTGTCACAAAGCACCAGTCGACATAATCTTGTCCAGTGTCGTCGTCTGCGCCTTCGGCTATATATGCCGCCAATTCTATGGATGGATGGGAGACATCTCCCGTCTTCCTGTTGCCGCAACGATGCGTGCCCAAATACAGGTATCGGTCATCTCCTGGCCAATTGTTGTTGGCCGATCCGGCATCGAAATCAAGATCGGATTCTGGAACGAAAATAGACAGAAGGGCACTCCGCGTTTCTTTTTCAAGCGAATCATATTCAGCATTTGTCAAGTCATTTGTCTGGTCTGCCAGCGCAAGCAAGAAATGTGTCGGCATTTGGGCAGTATACCACAGGGTATCCAATGTCAAGCGGTGTCGGTATGACGCCGAAGGTCTCAATCATCACGACCGTCTACGATCGCGTCGTGTGCCTGCGTCGCTGCGTGGCGTCCGTGAAGAAGCTCACCATGCCGAACGTTGAGCACATCGTCGTCGCGGACGATCCGCCGTCCGAAGCGCTCGTCGATATCGCGACGCTCTGCGCCGACAACGACGTCGCACTCTACAGCATGCCGTTTCGGACGAACGATTGGGGCAACTCTCCGGCGTCGCTCGGCCTGAGCTACGCGACCGGAGAATACATCTGCTTCCTGAGCGACGACAACGCGTATCTGCCGGACCACTTCGAGCCGCTCGTAGCCGCGCTCGACAGCGACCGCGGACTGGGCATGGTCTACAGCTCGTGCCTCTACGCAGGGACGCGAGAACTCCGCCTGGCTCCGCCGATGGGCGCAGGCATCGACCTCGGTCAACCGCTGTGGCGGCGCTCGGTGCTGCGCGAGCACTTTACTGATGATCGCCTGCCGTTTAACGGCGTCTTCTCGTGGGACTGGGAGATGATCCGCGCGCTCGTCTATGAGCGCGGCGTCCGGTGGGCGCATGTCGACCGCGCGACGTTCATCTTCCGGCTCGAGGCGTATCCGCCGCTCGTCGAGGCGCTCCGATGATTACTATCTGCCTGACGTACTTCCGGAGCCTGACGCTGGCGAACCTGTCCGCCGCGCTCTACTCGATCCGGCGCCAGGACTTCTCGCGCGTCGCGGCCATCGTCGTCATCGATAACGCGACTGACGACCCGCGCGACGCGATCGACGGCATGGTCGCCGAGCAGGACTTCACGGTACCGGTCGTCGTCCGCTCGTTTAAGCATGGCGACCAGTCCCGAACGCATGCGTGGTCGACGAACGCGGCCGTGCGGGAGGCCGCGACGCCGTGGGTCTTCTTTACGCGTGCGGACTACCTGCTCGACTTCTCGGCGGTCGCGAAGTTCGCGGCGATCGTCGACGCGCAACCGGCCGGCTGGAGTGGCTTCGTGACGAGCAACGGCCGGCACATGCACTGCGATGTTGCGGCCTGTGAGGGGATGGGCTGGCGGACGACCGGCGCCGGCGTGCTCGGCGGCATCGACTTCGAGTACACCTGCATCGACGCCGGCGTCTGGATGGCGCGTCGAGACGTCTTCGATCGCGTCGGCGGCTTGAACGAGCGGCTGTCGTCGTGGGGCCATGCGCAGACGCTCTTCCAGTACAAACTCCACGCGGCTGGCGCTGAATGTATCCGCATTCGCGAGACGCTGTTCTTCCACCCGGCGCATGCGGCCGAGCGAGACCTTACTGAGGCGCACCGGCAACTCGCGGCCGAGGGCGTCGATGTCCGAGACCTGTGGAGCCGTCACGACGGCGCGAAGCCCTACTAAGATGACGAGACCCTACACGCGCTCGCTAGATCCGAGCGACTACGAGTTTCTGCCGCACGCCGAGCCGCTCCGCTCATTCGAGCGCGACATGCGGGCCAGCGGCGTTGGTCATCGCGACTGGCACGAGCACCGGCTCTGGGAATACGCGTCGATCCTCCAACAGCTGGAAGAACTCGCCGTGCCGAAGACCGCGTCGATCGTCGATGTCGGTAGCGGCGGCTCGTTCTTTCCGCCGTATCTGGCGGCCGTCGCCGGCTGGCGTAACGTCTCGCTGACCGACTCGATGAAGTACGGCGACGTGACCGGAGACGTTGCTTCGCAACGCTCGCACTACGGCATCGCCCTTCCGCTCTACGATGTGCCGTGCGAGGACATGGTGATGCTCGCATCCGACGCCTTCGACGTCGTAATGTGCATCTCGACGATCGAGCATGTCGACGCGGCTCATCACGACCGCGCGCTCTCTGAACTCTGCCGCGTCACGAAACCCGGCGGCTATCTCTTCGTCACGTCTGACTACTTCCGAGATGCCGATCAGCACTTCGAGTCGTCACCATCGCGACACCTCCAGTTCACGGCCTACACGGCCGACCTGGTTCGCGCGATTCCGACGATGATTCCGGCCACCTTCGTCGGAGGAACCGACTTAGAATACAGAGGCAATTTCGTTCACACGTATTCCTTCGTCAATATCTGTCTCAGGAAAAGGTCGGCGTGATGGGTAAGCCACTGTCGATGGCCGCGTCAGGCTACCAGATGAGCGATCGGAGCGCATGCGACGCGCCCACATCCGGTCTACCGATCCGAGAGATCGCGCGCCGGAAGATTCATCTCGTTCTGCCGTCGTCGCCGTGGCTGGCCGACTCGAAGACAAACATCCCGCTCGGCGTGCTCTACATCGCCGGCCTGCTCCGCGCGCACGGCCACGATGTCGCAGTCACATCGATGCTCGACAAGCGCTACGAGGGGAACATCCATCTTCCGGAGTCGGTTATGGACGCCGACGTCCATATGTTCGGCTTCTGCACGCCGCAGTTCGGCGAGGCGCTCGAGCTCGCCGCCTACATCAAGGACCGCTCGCCGGACGCGCTCGTCGTCGCCGGCGGCCCGCACCCGTCCTACGAGCCGCGCGAGACGAAGGAGGCCGGGCGCCAGGACGCGTACCACTATAAGGGCGTGCTGCGCGAGCGCCGCGACTACCGCGCTGCCGACGGTCGCGCGCTCTTTGACTCGGTCGTCGTGATGGAAGGCGAGGCCGCGACGCTCCAACTCCTGAGCGACTGGGACGCCGGGCAACTCCAGCCGTACTACTACGGCGACAAGGCCGACGCGATGGACCTCGACGCGATCCCATTTCCGGCCTGGGATCTCCTGCCGCACGATCACATCTACAACGACGGCGTCGCGGTGATGAAAAAGCGGTATTTCCCCAACGACGCGCATCCGGACGCGAGCGGCGCCGTCATGTCGCTCATCGGGACGCGCGGTTGTCCGTACAAATGCACCTATTGCTCGACGCCGTGGATCGGCCAGAAGCCGCGCTACCGTTCGCCGCAGAACATCATCGCCGAGATGCGGACGGTGATGGACAAGGGCGTCCGGATGTTCAAGTTCCAGGACGACACCTACACGCTGCATCGCACGAAGCTCCGCGAACTCTCGGAAGCCATCCATGCCGACCTCGGGCCCGGATCGTTTGCCGCGCGTATTCACACTCGCGTGAACACGATGGACGATCACGTCGCCGAGTCGCTGAAGCGGATGAACTGCAAGGTGACGTGCTTCGGTATCGAATCCGGCAGCCAGCGTGTGCTCGACGCGAACCAGAAGGGCACGACCGTCGAGCAGAACACGCGTGCGCTGATGACGGCGAAGAGTCACGGCTTCTACACGATCGCGTTCCTCGTCGCTGGGCTCGCCGGCGAGACGCTCGAGACGGCGCGCGAGACGATGGCGTGGCTCAAGACCGTCAAGCCGTATCTGGACTCCTGCAATCTCGCCGTTGGCATCCCGTATCCGGGGAGCCGCTGGTGGACGCATCCGCAGGAGAGCGGTCTCGACATCGTCGACTACAACTACGACAACCAGTGGATCGTCGGGTTCTCGGCGCGAGACGAGATCCTCGTCCGGCCGCACGGCGCGACGGTCGAGGAGATGTTCCAGATCAAGCGCGAGATGTTCGACTTCCTCGTCTCGGAAGGGTGGGCGAAGGCCGAGTGGGACGAAGACGTTCGCATCAGGAAGCAGCAGGAAGAAGCAGAAGCCCACGGCGTCCTGACGGCTGCGAGCGGCCTCAGCTACGCCGGTCACTGATTTTCGTTGAGGAGTACATATGCCTAGCACCGTGACGTTCTATCAGATCGGCGCATGGTTCTGCGTCGGCTTCTTCACCGGAGTCGGCTGGTCACTGGCTGCGGTGATCGTGGCTCGCCTCCTTCGGTAGGGAGTGGAAAAACATGAAGTGCGAGCAATGCTCTGAGACGATCGGGAAGGACGTTGAGATGGAATCGCTCGGCGGCGGCCAGCATCAGTGCCCCGACTGCCGTCACGTGGCTGCGACCGCGACCGTGGCGGTCGAGGCTGCCGCGACGCCGCCGAGCGAGATCCTAAAGCTAAAGGAGCCGCGTGTTCACAAAAATATCCGTGCTGGTGCCGACGCGCCGGCGCCCGACGCGCCTCGCGACAATGATTGAGTCGTACGAGGCGACTGCTAGCGGCGCGGCGTCCGAGCTGGTGTTCCGCATCGACGACGACGACGTCCTGACGCCGCCGGTGCTGGAGGCGTTCGGGTGTCGTGCCGTCGTCGGCAAGCGCCTCGGCGGCTACGCGAGCATGGCGACGTTTTTCAACGAGCTCTACGCCGCCGCGCTCGGCGACGTGCTCATGTGTGGGAACGACGACATGATTTTCAAGACGCTCGGTTGGGACGAGCTGATCCTCGATGCCGCCAACAAGTTCGGCGACGGCCTGTTCTGCTTCGGCACGCGGACGCACAACGAGAGCCATTACCCATTCGCGGCCATCTCGAAGGCGGCTGCCGATCGCATGGGCTACTTCTGGCATCCAGGCATTGCGTGGGGCGACGTCTTCCTGCGGGACGTGATGGCCGTCTTCGGTCGGTCGGAGATCCTGACGCACGTCGAGATCGCGCACGACTGGATCGGCTTCGCGCCAGACCAGACGTTCAACGAGGGGAACCAGAACGACATCTATCGGCGCGACCCGGACTACTGGAACGGCACGCACGCGTCAGCCGTCGCCGACGCGGTCGCGAAGCTCAGGAGCGCGGCGTGATTTCCTACATCGTCGCGACTGTCAACCGGCCGTCGCTCAAGGCGACGCTCGCGTCTATTGAGTGCTGGCCCGGCGACGAGATCATCGTCGTCGGCAACGTCCAGACGCGAGCGGTCGGCCACGTCCGCTGCGTCTCCTGCGAACCCGGCCACGATTGGGGCAGCACCGAGCGCAACATCGCGACGCCGCTGGCGCGCGGTAAGTATCTCGCGCACATCGACGACGACGACACGTACGCGCCCGGCGCGCGCATGCTGCTCGCGTCGGCCATCATTGCCAACCCAACCGGCGTGTCGATGTTCAGGATGCGGTTGCCGAATGGCGGGCTGCTCTGGAAGGAACGCGAGATCCGGTGGGGCAACGTCGGGACGCCGATGTTCTTCACGCCGAACAACCCGGCAAAGATGGGGCAGTGGGGCGAGCAGCGCGACTGTGGCGACCTCCACTTCCTTCAGACGATGGGCTGGACGCCGGACGAGATCGCCTGGCGTGACGAGGTGCTCGTCGAGATCGGTCAACCACATGTCTAGCATCCACAGCTACGGCCGAGAGATCACGACGATCGATAATTTCGTCTCGACCGTGCAGGGCGGGTCGCCAGTGAACCAGGCCGTCACGCTGAGTTACGCCCAGCAGCACGTCAGGGCCCTCGGCCAGCTCGACGCGGCGCAGATCTCCGTCTTCATCGATGCCGCGACGTCGTATTTTTTCGAGCAGACGAGTCGATCTCCGCTGACGCAGACGCGAGAGTTCTGGCTTGACCGGTTCCCGTTCATCGGCGCGATGGGCCGCGGCGCACGCATCGAACTGCCGCACCCGCCGCTCCAGTCCGTCTTGAGCGTCCAGTACGTGGACTCGACCGGCGTGCTCCGCAACTTCAATGACGGCGGGTCGCCGGCGACGAACCTCTTTACGACCGTGATCCCGGCCGGCGACTACGCCGTCCCTGGCTTCGTCGAGCCGCTCTATGGGAAGACGTGGCCGATCGCGCGTGACCAGACGGGCTCGGTCAAGATCCGCTACAAGTGCGGCTACGGCGACACAGCGGCCGCCGTGCCGGCGCTCGTGCGTGGCATTCTCTGCCTGCTCGTCGCGCACTTCGACACGTTCCGCTCGGCCGTCCATGAGGCGCGCCGCGGCCAGGTCATCGAACTGCCCTACGGCGTCGAAGTCACGATGGACGCGTTCAAGAAAACGGCGGCGTCCGCGCAGGTGTTGCGCGATTACGGCTACGCATCGCCCTACGCCATCGCGGTCGGCGGGAGCATCGTGCTGTGAGCGTCGTCATCGTTATCGGCAACCTCCGACAGTCGGCCACGCTCACGAATCCGAGCGGGCCGCCGACACCGGACGGCGATGGTGGGTTCACGCAGGTCTATGCGCCGCTGGTGAACTCGCCATGGCGCTGCGCGATCCAGAAGGTGACGCTATCGAACGCCGAGAAGCATTTCTCGCAGGCGATCATCGCGCACGCGACGCACGTCTTCAACGGGCGCTTCAATCCGGAGATGAACATCAACACGCGCGCGACGTGGACGGACTACGCCGGCGCCGTTCACGTCGGCAACGTGATCGACATCGACGACACGGAAGGCGCAGGCGTCGAGACCGTGGCGGCCATCACGGAGGTCACGTCGTGAAATGGATCGGGCTTGATGAGTTACAAGAGGAATTGCGGAGATTGCCGGAGGATCTTACGAATCAGGCCGGTCACATCGTCCTCGACGCCGCGAACACGGCGAAGAGCCAGATCAAGTATCCGGGCGGGACAAAGGACGAATTGAATCAAGGTCTTCGCGTCGACGTCGTCAGCGCTGGAAAGTTCGGCGTCAAGGTCGTGGCGAAGAATACGTCGAAGCTCGCGCAGATCTTCGAGCATGGCACAGCCGTCCGGCATATTGCGTCCGGCGCCTCGCGTGGTCAGATCGCGAAGCCGACGCCTGGCAACTACTTCCTGCCGCCGGTCATCCGGAATCGTCGCGCGATGTATGAGCGGCTGAAGCAGATGCTCGTCGACAACGGTCTGCAGGTCAGGGGCACCGAATGAGCGATAGTGCGAACATCGACGTCGCGCTGGTCGCAGCGCTCGCGTCCGACGCCGCACTGATGGCGATCGCGACCGGCGGCATATTTTTCGACTTCGCCGTGCCGAACGCGCAGAAATTCGTCATCGTCAGCGTCGTCATTGCGTTCGATGAGCTCGTCTTCAACGCGCGGTCCTACGAGGACGTGGTCTACCGCGTGAAGTATGTCGAGATGGGCACCGGCAGCGCCGGATCATCGGCCGCGGCCGCGCGGATCGACGCGCTGCTCGATGGTAAGACGCTGGCGATTACCGGCTACACGTTTATGAACATGGAGCGGACCGAATACGTGCGCTACATCGAGCCCGACCCGGTGGATTCGTCGCTCCGTTGGCAGCATGCCGGCGGCCTCTACCGTGTCTGGGCGAGCCTGTGAAGGTCCTCCTCGTCCATCCAGGCGCTTCGTGGAGCACGGCCGACGTCTCGGACGGCCTGCGCTTCGGGCTGGCCTCGCACGGCGTCCAGATCGTGGACTACCGACTCGATGCGCGGATCGCTCGCGCGTCGAAGTGGCTCCGCTCGGCATGGCTGGCCGCACGCAAGAGCGATCCGACATTCGAGAAGCCGAACTCGGCCGACATTTTCTATCAGGCGAGCGAGGGCGCGATCGGTATGGCGCTCCGCCATCAGGTCGATGTCGTGCTCGTCGTGTCGGCGATGTTCCTGCACCCGGACGTTCTGATCATGCTCCGCCGGGCCGGCGTTCCGGTGACGATTCTCTTCACGGAGTCACCCTACGACGAGCCGGAGCTGCGGACGGCGAAGCTGGTCGACGGCTGCTGGACGAACGAGCGGTCGGCCGTCGAGGCGTTCCGTGCGGTGAACCCGCGGTCTGGCTACGTACCGCACGCGTGGCATCCGCTGAAGCATCGGCCCGGCGCGCAGGAGACCGACGCGGCCGTGCCAGCGCACGACGTCGTCTTCGTCGGCTCGCCGTTCCGTGAACGCACCGAGTGGTTCTCGGCGATCGACTGGACCGGTATTGACCTGGGCATCTACGGTCAATGGTTTTTGAAGAAGATGCCGCCGAAGCTCCGACCGTTCCTGCGCGGGGGAACGATCGACAATCGTCTGACGGCCGCGCTCTATCGTCGGGCGAAGATAGGACTCAATCTCTATCGCACGTCGCAAGGCTGGGGCACGGACGCGCCGAGCATCGAGCACGCCGAATCGATGAACCCTCGGGCGTACGAACTCGCCGCCTGCGGCGCGTTTCACATATCGTCGCATCGTGAGGAAGTAGGCGAGGTCTTTGGGGATCTGGTGCCGACGTTCACGCACCCGACCCAGGCCTCGGCCTTGATTCGTTCGTGGCTCGCCGACCCGCAAGGGCGCGCGCGCGTCTCGTCCGAATTGCCGGCTCGCGTAGCCGAGATGTCCTGGGTCGAACGGTCGGCCCAGATAATCGGGGATCTCCAAAGCCTTCTTGCCGATCTCGGCCGGAAGCAGGGAGCAGACAATCATGGCGAGAGCATCAGGCAAGAACGGCGCAGTCTACGTGTCGCCGGATGGGATCGCGGCGGCGTCGCCGGTTCTCAACCTCACGAAGTGGACGCTTGATCGGAACGCGGGCACGATCGAAGTCACGGCCTTCGGGGATCTCAACAAGGTCTATCTGTTGGATTTGCCCGATCTCAAGGGCACGTTGACCGGGTTCTGGGACTCGGCATCAGATCCGCTCTATGTCGCGGGCCTGTCAGCCGGCGGCACCACGCTCTATCTCTATCCGGATCGGCTGAACACGCCGACCAAATACGACTACGGCCCAGCGTGGCTGACGACCGCCGTCGATACCGACGTCAAAGGCGCCGTGACGGTCTCGGCCAACTTCGTCGCGCGCGGCAGCTGGGGCCACTTCTAAATGTCTGACACGCTCTCGATCACCGGCGCAGCGGCGGAACTTCGGTGGGGGAGTTCCGTCGCGGCGTCGCTCGGGGCGTGGTCCGTCACCGGCGATCCGAGCTCGTGGAAGTTCACGGCCGAGATCGCGAAGAGCAATTCGTTTCGGATCGCTCAGCGTCCGCTCACCGTCGTTACGCCGAATGGCTGGCGGTGGTCGGTCGTCTCGATGGACGTTTCAGGCAGCGCGCTCGTGGCGACGATCCAATCTATGGAACCGATGGCACGTTAGACAACCTGAAACGATCCAACGAAGGGCGGTATGAAATGGCATCACGTTCACGATTCGTGCGACCGGAGACGAAGACGATTCCCATCTCAGACGGCGACACGATTACAGTCCGGCGGCGGCTCAACATGGGCCAGCAACGCGCGGCGTTCGACAAAATGGCGTACGAGCGCGAGGACGGGAAGCCGCTCCGCGCGAACCCGCTCAAGGTCGGCGTCGCGATGGTGGCGGCGTATCTCGTCGACTGGTCCATCGTGGACTTCGAGGGACGTCACGTAGCGATCGTCGGGAAGTCGGAAGACGAACTAATCGAGATCCTCAACGACATGGAGCCTGGAGACTTCGAGGAGATTCGGGGGGCGATCGATACGCACGTCGATGCCGAGAGTGCCGCACGAGCCGCAGAAAAAAACGCCCAGAATGGCGCCGTCGAATCGTCAGCGACTTCGCCATCGCCCGCCGATGCAACTGGCGAATTGAATGGGTTGCCGAGCTAGACCCAGACGTCCATGACGTGCTCGTGGAGGAGTTGAAGGCTGAAGACGAGGCTGCGGCTGAAGCTGCGGCTGAGGCGCGGAGACAATCCTGAATGGCCATTACCGGCGTCTTCGAGGCGGACTTCTCGAAGTTTAAGACAGCGGTTGAACAAGCGAACGTCTCGCTGAAGGGGTTTCAGACCAGCAGCGAGAAGGTCGAGGCGCAACTGTCTCGCGTCGGCGACTCGTTCAGCGGCGTGAAAGTCATCCAGCAGGCGGCGCTGATCACGAAGGCCATCGAGGACATCGGCGGTGCGTCGGCGCTGACGGCAGCCGAACAGAAGAAGGTCAACGCGACCATTACTGAGGCGCTTGATAAGTATGCCGCGCTCGGCCAGCAGGCGCCTCCAGGCATGCGCGAGCTGGCAGACGCGACGAAGCAGGTCGGCGAATCTACGGAGAAGTCGTCCAGCGCGCTTTCTGGGTTCGTCGGGCATTATCTTGAAGCCCGCGTGATCTGGGACCTCGCGAAGGAATCCTATCGCGCGCTTGTGGGATTCGTCACCAGCTCGGTGGAGGTCTACGCCAACGCCGAGGCGGCCGCCCGTCGATTGTCGGTCGCCGTGCAGACGCAAGGCTTCGCGATTCCAGGGCTCACCGAGCAGTATAAAGCGCTGGGCGTCGAATACGAAAAGACGACCACGTTCAGCCATACGGCGGTCGAAGGCGCAGAAGCCCTGTTCGTTCAGCTCGGGAACGTCGGGCCGGACATGATGGGCCGCGCGCTCGAGGCCGCGACGAACCTCTCCGCTGGTCTCGGCATCGATCTCGATTCTGCGGTCAAGCTGCTCTCGAAGGCGTTCGAGGGCCACACCACGGCTCTCGCTCGCTACGGCATCATCCTGGATGATTCCAGAGTGAAGGCCGAGGGGATGGGCTACGTCCTCGACGCGATCCAGGGGAAGGTCGGCGGCCAGGCGCAAGCCGAGATCGACACCTACGCCGGCAAGATCAAGCAACTCGGTAACGCTTGGGACGATCTCAAGGAATCCGTCGGGAAAGCCATCGTCGAAGACGTATTAATTCAGGCGGCGATCAACGATTTGAAAGGCAGTCTTGATTCGCTTGGTCAGGATACTGAGACGTACGCCCCGAAGGTGTCGGATTATTGGGTGCGATGGACGTCCGGGAGCACGATTGCGGAAGTCGCCGTCGGCTGGATCAACGCGGCTGATGAGGCGCTGAGAGACCTGAATAACGAGATCGGCCGGATGAAGCCGCCGACGCCGTCATCGTTTCAGGTTCCAGACATCAAGACGCTCAACTCTGGGCTTGATGCCTCGACGGGTTCGGCGAAGGTTATCGCCGACTTGGAGGAGGCGTGGAAGAAAGCGGCCGAGGCGGCGAAGAAATACGCCGAGCAGGTCGCGCAGGTCGCTAGTCAAATCACCGGCGAGAATGTCGCGAAGAAGGTGCATGAGCTGGCCGATGCCTTGACGTCCGTCCAGCGTGCGGGTCCGCTTTCCGCAGCAGAATTGCAGCGCGTGGCTGACGCGGCCGCGAAGCTGTTCCACGAAGGCGCTAGGCTGCCGCCGCTCTTGCTGGACATCGCGATCAAGTTCAACGGCTTGCTCCCGCCGGTCAAGGATGGCATCGCCGGCATGGGCGAGCTCGGCGAGAAGATGGGGAATGTCACGCTTCCCAACATCATCCTCGTGGAGGAAGAGATCGACAAGCTGTCCGCCAAAATCAAAGACGGCTTCTCGGGAGTGGGCACGCTCGGCCTCAAGGTCAGCGACGGATTCAAGGAGGGCGCCGACGCGATCGACCGCTACAACAGGGAAACCATCATCGGGCTCGCGGATCTGTCTCGCGCGTTCCAGGAACTTGGGAGCTCGGTCGGTGGCGATCTTGGGCAGATCATCTCGACGCTCGGCCAAATGACCAACGCCGTCAAGTTGTCGTTCAAGTCGTTCTCCGATGCCTCCGCGGCGTTCACGGACGGCAACACGCTCGCCGGCATAGCCAGCATGGCCTCAGGCATTATGGGGATTGCCTCGGCAGCAATAGCGGCAGGAAAAGCGATCTGGGATCACTTGTTCGGTTCAGCAGGCCGTGACGCCGTCACCACGTTTGCCGCATCGTTAGGCGGCTTTGATGTGCTCCAGAAGAAACTGGAGAAGCTCGGTGCGGCAGGGCAGCAACTCTGGATCAACCTAACGCAAGGCGTTGGGAAGAACGACCCGGGGGCGGCGAAGAAGGCGATCGATGCCGTGAACGCAGCGCTCGACGCGCAGGCAACGAAGATTGCCACTGTGCAGAGTCAAATCGAAGCCCTTGGCGGGACGACCGGTCCGACGTACACGCAGTTGACGGACCTCCAGAAGAAATACAACCTCACGGCCGCGCAGATGGGTCCGTCGTTCCAGACCGCGTCGGTCCACTCGAGCTTCCAGTCGCTCATCGACGACATGGACGAGTTGACGCGCGGCGGCGCGGACGTGAACGCGGCGCTCTTCAGCGTCGGCGACGACGGCGCGAAGGCGCTTTCCGGCCTGGGCACGGCGATCCAGGGTGACATCCAGGCGTCCGAGCAGGCCGGCGTCGACATTCCTGAGAATCTCAAGACGGCTGCGAAGGCGCTCTTCGACCAGGGCCAGCTGCTCGACGCGAACGGCAAGAAGGTGACGGATTTCAGCACCGTGAAGTTCGGCGAGACCATGCAGACATCGCTCGACAACCTGAACAAGACGCTCAAGGACCTCGTTAATGCGCTGACCGGCTCAGGCTCAAACTCGTTGAGCGGCGCGCTCGAAACGATCGGTAACAAGACGGTCAGCCCGCGGATCAAGCCGATCTACGACAGCTCCGGCCTGCCGCAGGATTACCAGTCGCCGTCGACCTACCGGACGCCGTCGCCGACGTCTGCGGCGCCGGCCGGCGGGTCGTCGATGCAGGTCCAGCTCGTGCTCCAGGACGGCCGCATGCTCGCCGAAACCGTCGTGCCGTACATCCCGTCCGTGGCTGATTCGCTTGGCGTGGGCATCCATCGATGAGCCACTGGCAGTTCGTCGTCGCCGGCGTGACGCGCCAACTCCAGATTGGCTGGACGGTCAACCTGACGCAGAACGGTCGGAACCGCTTCACCGGTCGCGTGATCTCCCTCGACGGTTCCTACCGCCCGGCGCTCGACGACCAGGTCATCCTCTACGAACAGGTCGACATCCAGAGCATCAGCGTCGCGAACCCGACGACCATCACGACGAAGGAGGAGCACGGGCTGGTATCGGGACGGCTCGTCGGCATCTCGAACGTCGTCGGCAACACGCCGGTCATCAATGGCTATAGCCGTTGCACGGTCCTGACGCCGACGACGTTCACGATCCCGTTCAACGTGACCATCGCTGGGAGTGGCGGTTACACGCAGCGCAACGTCTTCTACGGCAATAGCGTGCTGCCTCGTGAGACGGGACTCGGCGACGTGGGATGGGGCCGGATCGTGACATCGATCACGGCCGTGTCGTTCGACGCGATGGCTGATCGTCGATTCGTGAATACCGTCTTGGCGGCCGGCACGCTGAAGTCGATGGTGACGACGCTCGTCGCGAACTACATGCCCGGCATCGCGCTCGATCCGAATCAGCCGACGGGCCCGACGCTCGCCGCCGTGCCGTGCGTCTACTCGAAGCTCTCAGACGTGCTGAACCTGCTGGGCAATCTCGCCGGCGGCTACGTCTGGGAGTACGACGCCTATGGCTTCTTCCGGATGTATCAACCGTCTGGAGAAGTCTGTCCGTTCACGATTGCGACCGGCGACAAGCACGTCGAGGGCGACGTGGGCGTCGAGTATGCGCGCACGAACTACGCGAACCGGATCATCCTGCGTTTCACGTCCGCCGCGATTTCGGCCTACGCGTTCCTGGGCATGGGCACGAACGTCGCGGACGGCGACACGGTGACGATCGGCTCTCGCACCTACCTCTTTCAGACGACGCTGACCGATGCCGACGGCCACGTGCACATTGGCGCCGCGAACTCAGACAGCATCAGCAACCTGATCAACGCGATCAATCTCGGGCCTGGTGCTGGCTCGGCGTTCGCAGCGTCAATGACCGCGAACACGCAGGTCTCAGCGATCAACCTCAATCCGACCGCCATGAAAGCCTTCGCGCAGGCCGTCGGCGCGGTCGGTAATTCGATCGGCGTCGCCGCGTCATCGTCGCACGCGTCGTGGTTCACGGAGGGCGGCGGGGCGACCTCGACGTTCGGCTTCGGTGCCGACGCCGCGCTGACGAGCGTCGTTATCGCAGAAAACACGAGCGAGCAGGCGACGCACGGCATCTGGGAGGCGCTGATTGATGCGCCCGACATCACGACGCTCGCGCTCGCGAACTCCACGGCCGCGGCGATTCTCGCCGTGAACCTGCCGGTGCCGCGGAAGGTGAACTATGCGACGCGCAAGCGTGGGCTCCTGCCAGGACAGAAACAGAACATCAATCTCACGACGCGGAACCTGAACAACGACTTCATGCTGACCGACGTCACGGGCGTGAACGACGTCGGGAACAGCGTCAAGTGGACGGTCGCCGCGATCGAGACGTTCACGTTCGGCGCCGTCCCTCGTTGGCAGGATACCTATAAGCAATGGTCGAGTGGCGGCGGCGGCTCAGCGCCAGTCATCGCCGGTGGCGGCGGCGGTGGCGGCGACGGTGTCACGGGGTCGGGCACGCCTGGGAAGCTGCCGAAATGGACGGCGCCGACCACGCTGGGTGACTCGATCGTCAGCGAGAGCAGCGGCGCGCTGACCGTCACAGGGACGCTCGCTGTCACGAGCACACTCGGTTGGGGCGGCGGCGCGGCGATCTCCTCCTCCGCCATCGTCGTACGGACGAGCGGCACAGTGACGGCGAATCAGGTGCTCGTCGCGGGCAGCGCGAACACGGCGATCGGCAACGCGAACCTCGCGTTCAGCAGCAACACGCTGACGGTTGGCAATGTGATCACCACGCCAGCGGCGACCGATCTCATCATCCAGCCGACGGGCAACATCATCACGAATCCTGTCACGAAAAAACTGCTGCCTGTCAATACCTTCGACGTTGACATCGGGTCGCTGCTCCTGAAATACGCCTCGTTCTACGCCGCCGAGCTGCACGTCGAAACGCTCGTGGCGCAGCAGACGATCACGACGCTCGGCGGACGCGCCATCATTGCCTCCGGCGCAGACATTCTCTCGGCGGCGATCGGATCTGGCGCGGGCACACTGACGTTCAAATACAACGACCTGACGAACGGCGACATCATCGTCTTTGAAGGGCCGGATCAATCTGGGAGCTACTCGACAGAGTTCATGAAGGTCACGAGCGCCGCCAGCGGCACGGGACCCTATAGCTACACCGTGACGCGCAACTATGGCGGGGCGTTCTCGGCGCACACGTGGCCGGCCGGGGCGACGTGCATGAACACCGGACAGACAGGATCAGGGTTCATTGACTTGTATGCGATCAATAGCCTGAAAAGCACATTGGAAGCTGGTCCGACGATTGTCGGGAACGTCCGTAACAGTAGTACCTACAACGACTGGTCGCCGCGGTGGGCCATCGGCAATTTGATCAACATCACCGCCTACGGGTACGGATCGACGACGTTCGGCGTCGCCATCGGCAATGGCGCGAAGGCGTGGATGTCGCTTGATGACACGAACGGGCTGCGTATTAGTTATGGCGGCACAGTCCACGCGCAAATCGACACGAGCGGGAACGCGTCATTTGCGACCGGCAACGTGACGATGGATCAGAACGGCATTCGCATCACGACGACGCCATCTTTTAGCCTCTTACACTCCTATTCGTTCACGACCGCGCTAACGGGCACGAATCTTATCGGGATGGTCGCACAAGAGAGCGGGGCGTCACCAAGGATTCTCGGGCTCGTGAACTCGACGACCCAGGCATCACAACTGATCCAGACGCAGCTAATGGCCGCTGGCGCGTCCACACAAGCCATCTTGTCTGTCAATAACAATGAAACGGGGAGTGGCAGTCCTACCGGCCCCTACATCTCGGTGGGCGCTGATTTTCTCCCAGCCACCGACAACGTCGTCAGTTGCGGAAATGCGTCCTTTCGCTGGCTGAAAGTGTCGACGGTCGACATGGACGTCACGGGACTGCCGAAGTTTCGCGGCACGAACTCGACCGGCGCCGGCGGCACCGCGTGGGGCGCCAACTGTCCGGCCGTGAACGCGGCAAACCCTTACACGTGGATCTCCGCGATCTCGGCGGACGGATCGGCGGTCTTCATTCCGTGTTGGAAGTAAGTGGGACGCAACGTTAAACGCAGAAGAAAGAGCGACGGCAGTGAACACGACGATTACCACGACACTCGGGCAACTCGCGACATCGAAGGACGCGTTCGAGCGCCTCATCGCGATGAAACTCGCGATCAAAGCCGCGTATCACGTTAAAAAATTGCTGGCCGTTGTACGGCCCGAGCTCGAGCACTTCCACGAGCTCCGCAACGACCTCATCAAAGAACTTGGGCGCGAGCGTCCTCCAACCGACGTCGAACGCGCGCTCGCCGGGGCCGCGCCGATCTGGGACGTGTTGCCGGAGCACCTCCTGACGTTTCACGCGCGGATCATGGAACTGAGTAGCGCCGAGGTCACGCTTCCGGTGGGGCCGGTCGATCTCGCGTGGCTCGGCGACCAGGACATCACCGCGGCGGATTTGGACGCCCTTGGGCCACTGGTGTGTTGGCAGGACGAAGGCAGGTGAGACCAGGGATTCATGATGTAGAAAAACGACTCGTGCGGCATCACGCGTATCATCTCAAGGGGATGAAGCGGAGAATGTGGCAGGCTGCACATCCGCTGTACGGTAAGCCGTCAAGCATTGTTGGCGTGTTCATCGGCATGTGGGACGGCACGCGAAATTGGTATGGATTTGAGGTGCGCATACGCAGCGAAGAGAAGGGGATGATTTTTATCCCACAGGAAGACCTGGACGTGATGACCGTCACGGACCTTGGGCCCTACCACGGGAGCGCCGCCGATGCCCAGCATTACTCCGGAAAGCCGTGACTACGATTACGATAACGAGCAACTGGAAGAGCGTCGGAACAATCACCGACGCGGCGAGGATACTGACATGTTCGCGTCGTTCTCTGAAGGAGCGGGTTCGACATGGATAAATATCCTTTTGCGGGCGATCGGTCTGGTGGGCGTACCGAGCGCGATCGCGATGTTCCTGGTCTATCAGAACAGTACGTGGGGGCCGCGGATTCAAGCGATGGAACTCAACACGCAGACGGACGTGGCACAGCTACGAAAGATCCAGGATCAGCAGGCGGTCAAGCAGGACCAAACGTATCGTCTGTTGCAGAGAATTTGCGCCAACACGGCAAAGACGGATGGCGAGCGGCAGCGGTGCTTCGACAACTGACCGGGCCGCAACTATTGTTCCATGCGGTCATCGCAATCATGTTCGCATCACTTGTGGGCTATACGATGGCGTTAGGTCGGCGCATGAACGATCTCAAGTTGCTTATGGACGTGGCCGCTGCGGCCAGGGTCGATGCAGACCATCGGCTGGCCGTGTCCAATCAACAAGAGGACAATCGGCTTAGCGTATTGGAATCATTCATCTTTGGGGCAAAAGCGATTATGGTGCCACAGCCCGCCTCGGCGCCCGATTGGTTGCTGAACACCGCGAAGCAGAATCGTGAGCGGCTCACCGCGCTGGAGCGCTGGCGCCAAACTGTGGACGAAAAAATTAAGTAATAAACGATCATGCCGAAGTTCAACGCTAACGGGAACGTTATCGCGGGCTACAGCGAAGTCAGCCTCGACGGGAACGTCCTGTACGGTCCAGGCGGCAAGGGCTGCCCGTTCACGAACGATCTCGTCCTCGCCAACATCGGCCTCTCCTCTGGCGCGTGGGAAGTCGCTACCCTCACGGCAGACGGCGTTGTGACTGAAATCTATGCAGGAGGGGCCAACTTCTTGGCCGCCGGGAACGGGCGATGGATCGGCTCCAACCCAGGACAGGGCATGTTCGGCACGCTGAGCAACCCTGTGGCGGGCGTGCTGGGCGCTGGGCTGGACGGGACCCTCGCCTACGTGCCGAACTACGGCATCGGCTACGGGCTCGTCCTGAACGCCCCTGACGGCTCTCCTGATGTTTCTGTGCCGGATGCGGCGGTGCAGGACATCCAGGTGCTCGGGCCGGGGCAAGCCATCTGGTACGAAGGCGGGAGTACCGTGCGGGTCGTCGGCATCCCGATGCCGGTCTTCGCGGTCACGCCGGAGAAGGTGCGGCGGGCCGTCTATCAGGGCAATGTCTGGCTGTGCTACTGGTCCCCGCAGACGAATACGGTCGTCCTCCACATCTCAGGGCAGACGGACGGCTATGAACTGACGACACCGGGACAACTGGCCTACAACCGGGACATGGTCGTCGCCAACGGGGAGCTGCGGGTCTGTTGGAGCACCACGCAAGGGGAAGCCCCCACGGACATCGTGACGCTGGTAATCGACACCACGCAACCCCGCGTGCCGCTCGTGCCGGTGACGCCCGTGACGCAGCCGAGCTTCCACTTCACGCATCCCGTGCGGGTGCGGCCGTTCTTTGCGTCTGGGTCAGGCGTGCCGGACATCTTCACGGATGGCGTCTACACGGAAGCCCCGGACCTGCCGCAGCCGATGCCGGCGGATCGGCTCCTGCTGGGCCATGACAGCCCAGCGGATTGGGCCCTCCCGGCAGGCTTGCGGTCCTACGACATCCCGCTGCTCGAGTGTTACCGAACGACGGCGGAAACCTTGTCAGCCTCTGTCGCGCGCTGGCATCGGCAACTGTCCAGCCTGCTCGAGCAGTGGCCGCACACCTGCGGCGTCATCCCCATGTTCTACTGTCAAGGCGGGGCGCCCCCGGACGAGCTCTGGACGGTGCAGGAGGTGCTGGACGGCCTCGGGGCGCTGTCCGATCTCGTGAATCTCTCGCCTCGCGTCGTGGAGATTGCGCCCTTCGCGTATCAACGCGCCAACGGCATCGTCGCGCACGCGGAGTTGCAAACGGCCTTTCACAATCTTTTGTCGGCTGAGACGGCCGCGGGCAGTGCTACACTGCCGCCGACACCCTCGGAAAGTTGGAGCCTTATGATTGACCCCAAAACCGTCATTCTCTACAAAACGGCGAAGCCTTCCAACCGGAGTGGCTGCGTCAACTTCATCCTCCACGATGACACGGTGTTTTCATGCCAGCGCGACGGCTCGATGGGAAACCGACCGCCGGGGACCGATGGGCCGTGGGAGCAGGCGCAGCAGACGGGCAGCTTGGCGACGTTCAACAGCGACGGGCATCTGTACGCCTTCGGCTGCGCGCCGATCGATAAGGTCTATCCGTGAGCGTGCTGCTCTTTGCCAGCGGCGGCGCGCCGGCGCCGCCCGTGACGATTCCCACCCGTGAACAGGTCTGTGACGTGCTGACGAGTGGGATGCAGGGACTCTTCGTGGACACCGCGCAGTTCGGCCGGCTGCCGTGGTGGGATGCCGCGCTGCCGTGGCTGACACCGGAAGACCGGCTTGCGGTGTACGACGCGAAGCATGCGGCCGGCGACACGCACTGTCTCATGCAGTTGCCATTTGGACCGCCTCTTTATGACGAAGCGAATCAAGCCTACAGCCCAGATAAATTTGGACCGCTCGATTGGACGAGTGGAAACACGCACATTGACCCGCAACTATCAGGACTGGTGCGAGAACTAGTGGAGCATGGGTTCATTCCCGTTGTCTTCCTTGGTGGCGACGACGGCGAACGCGGCTACGAAATCGCCAAAGTCCAACTCCCGCTGATTGTCTCTGCGCTGGGCGAGTTGATGCAGCACACGCTGATTATGCCCGGCTGGGATGGCGTGTTCTACGGCTACACGCCGGAGCACATCGTGGAGCTCGGCGCGCAGTTCCGGTCCCTCTGCCCAAACGGCTACCTCGGGATCGAGATGAGCGAAGGCCACATCCCACTCGGGGAAGGCCCATCCGATTGGACGCGCACGGGGCGGATGAAGGACTACGATACGCTGCTCGTGGAGTTTAGCCCGAACAATCTCCATCAAGATTCGACGTGGCAGATCACGCCGCGGCTCATTGGCTCGCTCTACACGCGACCGCCCGATCAACCGCCTGATGATGACCCTCATCCGCCGTGGTATCTCGGAGAC